TAAGGAACAACATGGCACAGAATAAACCAATGCTTGGGGATAAAACTCTAGCTTTAGAAGATGTAAAGAATATAGATGATGAAGGCTTCTCTGGCGACAGTTTAATTACGTATATACAAGAACGATACACCAGATCAGAGGAAAGCAGACGGGCAGATGAAAGCCGTTGGTTACGTGCTTATAGAAACTATAGAGGCATCTATGGCCCTGATGTTCAATTCACAGAAACTGAAAAGTCCCGTGTCTTTATTAAAGTGACTAAGACAAAAACGCTAGCTGCTTATAGTCAAATTGCAGAAGTGTTGTTCTCAAATAATAAATTCCCTCTTAGTGTAGATCCCACAGTGTTACCAGATGGTGTGCTGGCTGATGTACATTCAGATCCTAAAGAAGCCCCTGCTGCTGGCGCTGCTCCTGCTATGCCAACTGAAATTCCTTTTGGTGAGAATAGTGCCAACATCCCAAAAGGTTTTGACTTAGATACTCTTGAACAAATGTTGGGGTCTATGAAAGACGATCTCAAAGACCTGCCTAATTTAAAAGCAGGGCCGGGTGTCACTCCTTCTTCTATGACGTTTAGTCCTGCCACTGTTGCAGCTAAGAAGATGGAAAAGAAAATACATGACCAGCTTGATGAGACAGGTGCTTCTAAACATTTGAGATCTACAGCTTTTGAGATGGCTTTGTTTGGCACTGGTGTTATGAAAGGCCCTTTTGCTGTTAACAAAGAATATGCTAGCTGGGATGAAACTGGTTCATATAAGCCACTGATTAAAACTGTACCAGAAGCTTCCCATGTTTCCCTATGGAACTTCTATTGGGATCCAGACGCAACTAACACTGATGAGTGTCAGTATGTTATTGAACGTCATAAGATGAGCCGTAGTCAGCTTAGAGCGTTAAAGAAGCGTCCTCACTTCAGAGAGAATGTGATTGATCAAATCATATCTGAAGGCGAAGGCTACGTTAAAAAATATTGGGAAGATGACCTCAGAGACTACACACCAAACTTTGGTGTTGAGCGCTTTGAAGTGTTGGAGTATTGGGGTAATGTAGACCTTGACCTCCTTGAAGAGAACGATATTACTGTTCCAGAAGATATGGTGGATGCTGGTGAACTCCAAGCAAACATTTGGTTCTGTAATGGAAAGATTTTGAGACTTGTTCTCAATCCGTTTAAGCCAGCAAAGATACCCTATTATGCTGTGCCATATGAACTAAACCCCTACTCTCTAGCAGGTGTAGGTGTCGCCGAAAACATGGACGACACCCAAACCCTAATGAATGGTTTCATGCGTATGGCAGTGGATAATGCGGTTCTTTCTGGCAACCTTGTATTTGAGGTTGATGAAACCAACCTTGTTCCCGGTCAAGACCTGTCTGTCTTTCCCGGTAAAGTGTTTAGAAGACAGGGTGGTGCTCCGGGTCAAGCGTTGTTTGGTACAAAGTTTCCTAATGTCTCACAAGAAAACTTACAACTGTTTGATAAGGCTAGACAACTAGCTGATGAGTCTACAGGTCTTCCTGCTTTCTCCTACGGACAGACAGGTGTTTCTGGTGTAGGACGCACAGCCAGTGGCATCAGTATGCTGATGAATGCTGCAAGCGGTAGTATTAAAACTGTTATTAAAAACTTAGATGATTATTTGCTTGGCCCTATTGGTGAAGCTTTCTTCAACTTCAATATGCAGTTTGACTTTGACCCAGAAATCAAAGGTGATTTAGAAGTTAGTGCAAAAGGAACTGAAAGCTTGATGGCTAATGAAGTTAGAAGCCAACGCTTGATGCAATTTTTGCAGATAGCTAGCCAACCTTCGTTAATGCCCTTTGCTAAGTTCCCCTACATCATCAGAGAAATTGCAAAGAGCATGGACTTAGATCCAGACAAGGTGACCAACAACATGGATGAAGCCATGCGTCAAGCAACATTGATGCAGCAAAACTCTCCTACTCCTCCACCAGAGGCAGCAGGACAGCCTCCACAGGGCGTTGCAGGGCCTCCCGGAGTTGCTGATATGACGGGTGGTGGCGGTGGTAATATCGGTGTAGGAACCCCTCCAGCACCACAAGAACAAGGATTTAGTGGAAATGTCCAAGCCCCACCTATCTAAACTAAAGACGTTTGTAAATACAAACAACCAATGGGAAGCTTTTTTAGAATTGCTTGACTTTGAGATTGCCTCTTGCCATAAGAAGCTGGAGCAATCAAAGGATGTACAAGACATCTATCAAGCACAGGGATCTATTGCTGCATTACGCCGCTTAAAATATTTAAAGGATGAAGTAAATGTATAACAATCAAACACAACGCTTATTGGCTGAGGGCGGCATGCCTGATCAAGGTGGGACAGTTGATCCAGTTAGCGGTAATGAAGTGCCTCCCGGCGCTATGCAGAACGAAGTGAGAGATGATATCAGTGCTAAGCTAAGTGAGGGTGAGTTTGTTTTCCCTGCTGATGTTGTGCGCTATGTTGGTCTAGAAAGACTTATGCAAATTCGTGACTTAGCTAAAGAAGGGTTACGCAAGATGGATGAGATTGGTCAGATGGGTAACGCTGATCAAGTTGAAAATCCAGAAGCTTTACATGGTGATGAGTTTTCTAAAAGCATTGATAGTATTATGGCAGAGATGCCTAAAGAAGAAGAAGAGCCAACTGAAACTCAAATGGCTATGGGAGGCATGGCTACAAATTATGCACAAGAAGATCAATCACAGTTTCAAGCCCCTGCTCCTGCCGGAACCATGAACGATCAACAGTTTATGAGTAATCTAGCCCCATATTTCACACCGACTAAAGAACCAGCTATGGCTAAAGGTGGACTTATGGCAAAGAAAAGAATGTGATATAATCAACACATCGTAACCAGAGGTGGGCTGGTCGATATTTATAAACCCACCATTATTGGCTACCTATCTCCCCGCACATGGCGGCAACAGCTAGCTCCAACTTATAGAGGTATTTATGACTGATGTTGTTTTAGAACAGAAACAAGAAGTAAAAGCTTATTCCCCCTTTGGCAAACGTAACGCCAATAACGAAAAGATTGAGCAAGAAGAAGCAGAACTTAAAGAACTGCAAGAAGCAAACAGAGGCGAGAAGAAACAAGAGGAAGACGATTCTAACTTATCTTCAGAGGAAAAAACATTTAAGAAGCGTTATGGAGATCTGCGTAGACATTCGCAGCAGCAACAAACACAGCTTCAAACACAGATTGACGAACTAAAGTCTCAGCTTCAAAAGAGCACAACTAACCAGATCAAGCTTCCTAAAACAGAAGACGAACTAGCTGCGTGGGCTGAGCAATACCCAGATGTAGCTAAGATTGTTGAATCCATTGCTATGAAAAAAGCTAAAGAGCAGTCTGAATCAATTGAGCTACGCCTCCGTTCTTTAGATGAAAGAGAACTTGAGACAGCTAGAAGCAAAGCTGAAGGTGAGCTTCTGCGTTTGCACCCAGACTTTGATAAGATTCGGGACACTGATGACTTCCATGATTGGGTAGAAGAACAACCAAAATGGGTACAACAGGCTTTGTATGAAAACGACACAGACGCAAAGGCGGCTGCTAGAGCCATTGATCTATATAAAGTAGACAAAGGTATTACAAAAACTAAGACTAGAGAGTCTAATAAAGGCGCTGAGTTGAGCGTAGGAGCTAGAGGAAGTAGATCATCTCCTGCTGATGTAGATACAGACGGTGTTATTTATGAGTCTGTGGTTAATCAAATGAACTCACATCAGTATGAAGCTAACCAAGAAGCCATTTCTAAAGCCATTAAGTCTGGTAAATTTGTATACGATATCAGCGGTAACGCTAGATAATAGTTGACAAATACAAAAGTAATGTTATAACTTTAAACACGGCTACTTCGGTAGCCAGTTTCCTTAAGCCGTTATTCGCTATAACCACCTTAAGCAAACTAGTAACATGTAACGCAAAGCAAGTAAACTGTCAGAATCACCTGTAAGTTTATTAGCCTGTAGAAGAGATAGCGGCGGTTGTCTCCACTACACACCTAATAATATCAGCCTCTGTAGTTGTGTGAGCGTATTTAATTATATGCCCTATCAATATCTTAGGAGGATACATCATGGCATTTCCAAAGGCAACTGGCTATAACAACTTACCCAATGGTAATTTTAGTCCAGTAATTTATTCCAAGCAAGTTCAGCTTGCTTTCCGCAAATCATCTACAGTCGAAGCTATTACTAATAGCGACTATTTTGGCGAGATCGCCAACATGGGCGACTCTGTTAAAATCATCAAAGAGCCTGAAGTTTCTGTTCAGTCTTATGCCCGTGGTACACAAATCACTGCACAAGACCTGAATGACGAAGACTTCACTTTGGTTGTTGATCAGGCTAACTACTATGCCTTTAAGATTGACGACATCGAAGCCGCTCATTCCCATGTAAACTTTATGCAGATGGCATCTGATCGTGCAGCTTATCGCTTGCGTGACCAGTATGACCAAGACGTATTGGGTTACTTGTCTGGCTTCCAACAGTCTGCCAAGCACACTCAAGCCGGTACTGCTCGTACCACTTTCCCCGGTACTAAAGCTTTGTCTGAAGCAGGTTCTAACGAACTGTTAGCAACCATGATATTGAAGAAGAGTGACTTTGGTAACATCACAACAGCTTCTGCTGGTGATCACTCCATTCCTTTGGCTGCTCGTTTGCCCGGTGCTACTGCTCTACCCACCGCTACAGCTTCTCCTTTGATGGTGATTGCTCGTATGGGTCGTTTGTTGGATCAGCAGTTTGTTGACTCCAGCGGTCGTTGGTTGGTTGTCGATCCCGTCTTCATCGAAATGTTGAAAGACGAAGACAGCCGTTTGTTGAACAGCGATTTTGGTGGCTCAGGCTTGCAAAATGGTTTGGTCATCAACAATCTGCATGGCTTCAAAGTCTATGTGTCTAACAACCTTCCCAAAATTGGAACTGGCGCTGGTACTACTGGTACTGCTAACCAAAACTCCAACTTCGGTGTGATTGTTGCTGGTCATGATTCTGCTGTTGCAACTGCACAGCAAATCACCAAAACAGAAACCTATCGTGATCCAGATAGCTTTGCTGACATCGTGCGTGGTATGCACCTTTATGGTCGTAAGATTTT